TCGCCGCCGGTGTCGGCGTCGAGTTGGAGGCGTCCGGCGACGACTGGAATCTCAAGAGCAAGTGCATCGACCCCGGCACCGCCGCGAAGATCGAGGCCGGTGTCCTCAAGGGCTACTCGGTCGGCATCAAGGCGCCGCAGGTCGTGAAGGACGCCGCCGCGCCCGGTGGGCGCATCGTGGGCGGCACCATCGTCGAGGTCTCCTATGTCGACCGGCCGTGCAACCCGACCGCCAAGATGGCGATCGCGAAGATGGCCGGCGACGGCGGGGACCTGGAGCCCGTCGAGGCCACCGACGACGAGCCGGCCGCAGATGAGGCGGGCACGGGCGAGGCGGCCGACACGAGCGCGGCGGATGAGCCCGCAGCGGACGCGCCGGACGTGGACAAGGCCGCCGAGGGCGACGCTGCGAACCGGAAGCTCGGCACCGCCGAACTCGCCAAGGTGAGCGGCGCCCTGGGCGTCATCCTGGAGCAGCTCGCCGCCGGGCCGATGGACCGGGCCACGATGCGCAAGATGGCCGGCATGGCCGGCGTCGAGGGCGAACTCGCGGCGCTGCTGCCCGACGACGTGAAGGCCAGCCCCGCGCAGGACATCACCGACGCGCAGGGCGCCATCGCCGCGATCGCCCGGCTCATCCAGTCGGAGGCGGACGGCCTCGCGGCCGGGGATCTGTGCGAGACCGAGCACATCGACAACCTGCTCCGGGCGATCCGCGCGTTGAAATGGTTCATCTGGGGCGAGGAGGCCGAGATCGCCGACGCGACCATGGATGCCGTATCCGACGCCCTGAGCACTGTCGACGTGGTGGAACTCACCGCGTCGGCGGACCTCACGAAGAACGCCCCGCAGGAGCCGGCCACCGAGCCGGCGGACGGCGGGGACGCCGAGGCCACGGACGCCACCGACGACGGTGGTGAGCCCGAGGACGACACCGCACCGAAGTACGTCACCAGGGACGAGATCGCGTCCCTGGTGAAAACCGCAGTCGCAGAGGCACAGCAGGGCTCCGGAGAGCGCATCAAGGCGCTGGAGACGGATCTGGCGAAGGCGAAAGCGGATCTCACGAAGGCACTGGACCTCCCCGCACCGGGCGGCCCGGTCCTGACCCGCACACACGAGCAGCACGCAGCCGCCCGCAAGAGCGACGCGGACCTGCTACGCGATCAGGCGGACGCCCTGCTCAAGCAGGCGCAGGCCGCCTCCACGGAAGACCGGACACTCGCCGCCGGCTACCGGCAGCGCGCCGCCGAACTGCTCGCCAAGGCCGACGCCTAACCAGCGTCGAGCCCCTTCCCCATTTCCTGATCTGTATCTGTCCTGAAAGGACACTGCGATGACTGTTGTGCCGAAGGTCGATGACCTGTTCGGCGGCGACCCGGGCCTCTCCGCTGCGGAGAAGTCCCGCCGGTTCGACGAATACCAGACCGCGCTCTCCCAGGTGGCCGTGAAGACGATCACCCCCGACGCGGTGCACAGCATCGGCCAGGGCCACGCTGTGGACTTCTCCACCGCCCCGGCCACGCCGCACGCCGCCCTGCTCAAGGCGTTGCAGTCGCCGGACATCACGAAGGGCCTGTCCGCTGACGGGTTGGCGTCCATCACCCAGGCGCTGGAGGCGGCCAAGGCTGTCGCCCCGGACATGGTGAAGGACCTGACGACCTCCTCGCCGATCAGCACCGGCCTGGTGGCGTTCGACCTGGAAGCCCCGGCGAAGTACTTGGTCCCGCGGATGACGCCGTTGCGCAACCGGATTCCGCGTCGTAAGGGCATGGGTCTGGCCCGCCGATTCAAAACGATCACTGGGATTTCTGGCAGCGGTACGGGCGGTGTGGGGGTCATGCGGCCCGGCATCGCCGACACCACGCAGACGTCGTTCGCGCCGAGCGGCGCGTCGAACGCGCTCTATTTCGCACGCGGCGGGAAGATCACGTACGCGGGTGCCGACACGACCATCCCGTACATCCAGTTCTCCGCGTCGGACCAGGTTTCGTGGTCGGCGCAGTTCGCGGGCCAGGGATACCAGGACATCCGGTCCCTGTCGCGCACCAGCCTGCTCTACGCCTCGATGCTGCTGGAGGAGCGCGTCCTGCTCTACGGGCGGGGAACCACCAGCCCGTACAGCGGCACCCTGGCCGCCCCGACCGGCGTGACGGGCACCGCCCGCACCGCCGCGACGGGTGAGACCGCCCTGTCCGGGTACACGTCGAACATCTACGTTCGGGTCGTCGCCGAAATGGGTGACTTCGGTGTCTCGCAGGCGACCGCCGCGACGACCGCCATCGCGGTGACGTCCGGCCAGGTCGTCGATGTCGCGTGCACCCTGCCTGCCGGCGCGACCGGTATGCGGGTGTTCGTGTCCACCGGATCCTCGGACCCTGGCGACGCGTCGCGGTACCTGTACGCCACCCGGTCCGGGTACAACACCCTGACCCTCCAGGGCGCCCTGCCGACGTCGGGCACCGTCCCGACGTCGTGGACGCTCTCCGCGGGCGGTACGGCGAACCTCACGTCTGCGGACGGTGGTTCGGCGGTCGCCACCGAGTACGACGGTGTTCTGGCGTACTGCACCGGCTCGAACTCGGGCTACCGGGGGACGCTGAACACCACGTTCTCCAACACCAACCCCGGCGGGGAGTACCAGACGGCGTTCGCCGCGATGTACGACGCGGTGAAGGCCGACCCGGACCGGGTGCTGTTCAACGGCTCGGACCGCAAGCAGTTGTCCGACGCGGTGAAGGGGTCGTCGAGCAGCAACTACGCGATCCGTCTGGCGCAGGACGACGTGACCGGCTACACCCTCGGCACGATGGTCACGACCATCGTCAATGAGGTGACTGGCAAGGGCGTCGATCTGGAAGTCCACCCGTGGCTTCCGCAGGGCAACAGCCTGATCCTGTCGGACACGCTGCCGATCCCCGACACCGAGGTTTCCGACGTGTGGGCGGCGTACAACGTTCAGGATTTGATGGGCGTCGATTGGCCGGTCAACCAGTTCGCGTTCGAGAGCAGCTCGTACTGGTTCGGGTCGCTCGTCTGCTACGCCCCGGCGTGGAACGGCTCGATCTGCGGCATCAAGAAGGTCGCCTGACCCCACACCCGCTCTAGCGGGCTAGGGAAGCAACAACCAAGCGTGGAGCCCCGCAGGTCGCCCCTGCGGGGCTCCGCCACGCAAAGGGAAAGTGAGCGGCCAATGGTCACTCGAATGATTCCGCTCGACGGCGCGCGCCGGGTCGACGTGCAGGGCACACACACAGGTGTGACGAGCTACCACAAGGGCCGCGACGGGGCGATCAACGTCCACGAGCGGCACGTGAAGTCGCTGATCCGTGAGGGGCTCGCGGTGCCGGCGTCGGCGACCGGGCCGGTCGCGCACCTGCGCGGATTCCAGTGTCCGTGCGGGCGCCGCAACTATTTCAAGACGTGCGGGGCCTGCGGCTCCGCCGAGGGCGTGAGGGAGTAACCCAGTGCCACCGAAGAAACGAGACACCGAGCCCGCGGTCGAACCGGCCGTGCTCGACGAGCAGCCGACACCCGAGGTCGAGCCCCAGGCGGAGGCCGAGGTCGAGCCCGAGGACGTCGAGGCAGAGCAGGCTGAGGAGCCTGCGCCGGCGGTCAAGCCGACCGCCGGTGAGATGTGCGGGGAATGCTGGCCATCCGGTGGTCTGCACCCGGACGCCACCCACTTCGCGTGTGTCCACGGCTCCTGGGCCGTCGCGTCCGCCTGACCGTCCACAACAGACAGACAATCGTGCATGTAGAGGGACGGTGAGACGACCATGGCCCTGCTCACCGTCCCCTACGTCACCCCCGCCGAGTTCATCGCGCACCCCACATATCTCGACGTGCAGAACCTGCGGTCCGGGAGCATCGACCCGGTTGAGCAGACCGGGGCGCTGCGGGAAATCCTCCTCAAGGCCAGCGCCAAAGCCGACACGTTCATCGGGGCGCCGACTGTCGGGTTCGGCGCGCACGTTGAGGTCGAAAACGTGCGGATGCGCGCCAACAGGGACGGGCGGCTGGTCCTGGCCGCCGCCTCATCCCCCGTCATCAGGGTCGTGTCGCTGGCGTACGGCGCCAGCATCGGGGCGCTGACCACATACGACACCCCCACGGTGTGGATCGAGAACCATGGGCGCACCGTCATCGCCGACATGGGCGTCGGCTCTTCAACGTGGTCCGGGTCGTTGCAGTTCGGCTCCCCCACGTCCGCGTCGGAGATGTTCACCACCTGGACGTATGAGGCGGGGTACCCGAACAGCACACTGACCGCCGACGTGGACGCTGGGGCCTCGACGCTGCACCTGTCCGACGCGACGGGGCTGCTGCCCGGCGGTGTGCTGCGGCTCACCGAGCCCGGCGCGGAGGAGACCATCACCGTCGCCGACGACTACACCATCGGGTCGACCACGGTGGGACTCGCCTCGGCGCTCCTCTACGACCACACCTCCGGGGCTGGGGCGTCGGCGATCCCCGCCGACGTCAAGACCGGGGTCATCTACTACGCGTGCGCCGCGTTGCAGCGCCCAGGTGTGCGCGACGGTGCCGGCTCCGGGCACAAGGGAGCTGCGCTGAAGACGTCGACCGCGGCGAACCGGGCGAGCAAAGAGGTCGACTTCGTGTGCATGGCGGAGGAGATCCTCGCGAGCTACCGGCGGGTGCGGTGAGCGCCGCGAGTGTGCGCGACCAGATCTGCCAGTTCTTCGGCGGCGCGTACGTCGCCGAGCAGCGGTCCTACCGGTCGCCGCAGGTCCCCGGCCTGGGTGTGGTGCGACGGGCCGCGCCGAAAGTCATCGACGACGCCGAGTACACGTTGGGGCTTGGCCCTGGGGCCGCGTCGGGCTGCGTCATGGTCGTGTGGTTGCCGTCCGGGGTGGAGCAGCGCATCGCCGTTGCTGGGCCGACGCACGGGCGTAAGCAGGTCGGCTACCACGTGCAGTTGACCGGCTTCGTCAGGTCGACGGCGGAGTACGCGGAGGACACCGCCGACTACGCCGACACGCTGCGTCAGGCGCTCATCGCGCACATCCACGCCGACCGTACA